ATGGCACTTGGTACCATACAGATCAACCGGCTTGACCTCTTCCAGGGGGAATTGTCCGACGTTGAAATGCATTTTTTATTCATCGGCCAGGGCGGCACCAATGTGGGCAGTGTGCTGTCTGTGACCCAGGAGGCGGACCTGGATGATGATTTGGGAGAGGGTGATTCTGTTTTAAAAACCCAGGTCCAGGCGGCCATGGATAATGCGGACCAGAACTGGTCTGCCAGTGTGATGCCTATTGCTGCAGAAACAGACTGGCAGGATGCCGTGGACTATGCCATGGGCGTGACCTCCTGCGAGGCCATTGTTTTGACCGATGCGGTGACCGAATCCACGGCAATTGAAGCCATGCAGACCAAGGCCGATGCCATCATGTCCACCTATATGCGCCCTGTTTTCATTCTGACGGCTGTGGCCGGTTGCGATGCTGAGACCCAGACCTGGGCCACCTATTGTGCAGCAGTCAAGGAGATCATTGACGGGATCTCTGCGGATTCGGTGGCGGTTGTCCCGTATCTGTGGGGTTTTGACCTTGGGACATTGGCAGGCCGCCTGTGTAATTCGTCCGTGACCGTGGCTGATACCCCCATGCGGGTGGCGACGGGGGCGTTGTCCGGCTCCTGGTCAGACAAACCCGTGGACAGTGCCGGGGCCGAGATCTCCATGGCCTACCTTAAAACCCTGGATGGGTACCGGTTTTCCGTGCCCCAGTGGTACCCGGATTATGACGGCATGTACTGGGGGGACTGCAATATGCTGGCATCCGACGGCAGCGATTACGAGGTGGTTGAGTACGTCCGGGTGATGAACAAGGCGGTACGCCAGGTCAAGCCCTATGTGATCGCCAGGATTGGTGACCGGCGGTTGAACTCCACGGCGGTGTCCATTGCCGAGAACAAAACCTATTTTATGAAGCCGTTGCGGGCCATGGCCAAGAGCGTGACCATCGGCGGCTATACCTTCCCGGGTGAGATCTACCCGCCCACGGCGGACTCCATTGTGATTGAGTGGAAGTCCAAGACCAGTGTGCTTATTTACATCACGGTGCAGCCTTACAACTGTCCCAAATCAATTACCGTTAACCTGGCCCTGGACCTGTCCACGGAATAAAGGAGGAACCGAGTGAAACGAGTCAGTTCAAGTGCATTTAACGTGTCTGTTGGTGATTTTGCCAAGATGCGTGTGGAAAAGGCCACCCTGACCATTGAGGATGGCCGCAAGGTGGTCAAGGACGGCGGCGTGCCCAACGGGTTTGTGCCTGGAGAGGTCGGGGCGTCCGGCGATTTGGAACTGGATGCGGCCGCCATGGCCATCCTGGCCGAGGAAGCAAGCAGCCAGGGATCATGGCAGGAAATAGAACCGGTGGATATCGTATTCTATGCAAAAGGAACCACGGAAGAGGAAAAGGTGGAGGCCTTCGGATGCCTGCTCAACCTGGCCGACATTGTTGAATATGATCCCACCAGCGACAAAAAGTCCATCACCAAGGTGTCCTACGAAGTGACCTCTCCGGATTTTGTCCGGATCAACGAGGTGCCGTATCTGGCCTCTGACCGCACTGAAAATATTGTGGCTGAATAATGGCTGATATTGCGGACAGGGCCTCGGTCATTGAAATGGATGACACCGCCCGGGAAATTAACAAGGCCCGGGCTGCCATATCCAGCGGCCCCGGCCGCATGACTTGCCTGGAATGCGGAGAACCGATACCCGAAGCCAGACAACGGGCGATTCCCGGGTGTCAGCTTTGTGTCCGTTGCCAGGCAGAAAAGGAGACAACACGTGTTTGAAAGACTTGGAAAATGGCTGGACGATATCATTGGCTATGCTGTCAGCGGTATCTGTCTTTCCTGGCCGCACTCATGTGACGGATGGTCAAGCCTGATTGCACTGGTTATCGCGGTGGTGACCCTGGTGTTCATCACTTTACCCAAAGCATATTTGACCATGCATAAATTCCGGGCATGGCTCAGGACGCGAAAGGATGCACCATGAAACGGTTTTGTTTTTTACTGATTTTTTTGTTTGTTTGCGGCTGGGTATTGACCGGGTGCCTGCCTGTTATGCAGGGAATATCTCTGGCTCCGCCTGGTACGGCACCTGCCCAACAGGGTGATGCCCCACCAGTGGCAGGGCCTGTGAACAGCGGCAAAATACAGATAGCGGGGCTATCGAATCACGGAGCGCTCAATATTTACATTACCCCGGATTCTTTGGTTGAACCGGTACCGGATCTGCCTGGCGATGTCACGGCAAGTCCCGGCACCGGGGACATTACATCCATCAAAGATGATGAAGGGCTGCGGCTCAAACCCTATGCGGACCATAAAGGGAAAACACACATCGGGTATGGCCGGAACCTGACGGACAAAGGGATCAGCCGGGATGAAGCAGACGTCCTATACATTGAGGATTACACAGAGGCTGTGGAGGATCTTTCACAGCGGGTGTTTTCCGGTTTGTGGGATGGGCTGCCCGAACAGGCCAAGGCGGTGCTGATCAACATGAGGTACCAGCTGGGGCCGGAAGGGTTCCGGGGATTCAGTGAGATGATCAAGGCGGTAACGGCCCATGACTGGGGCCGCATGGCAGATGAAATGCGTAACAGTGAATGGTACCGGGATGAACGTACCCGGCCCAGGGCCGAACGATTGGCCCTTATAGTAGAGCGTATCAATTAATAAAAGGAGTGAACAGTATGGATACATTACCAATCCATTGGCTTTGGACCCTTGTTATTTTTCCAATCATCATCGCTTTTTTTAAAAACGAGATCGGCAATGTGCTCATCGCCTGGAAGGTCTATAGACTCCGGTCCTTTGACGTTGACGGCAACCCCACCACAGAAGACCGGGTGCAGTTGCTCAACGGGGCAACCGGTCAGTGGGGGGATGCCGTCATTGAAAAGTATGTGTTTTCCTTAAATGCCAAACGCAGGGGCGTTTACCTGCGGTATCCGGACGGCGGGCGGGAAAAGGTCGGCTTGCTTGATTGGGCCGGTTTCCGGAAGCGGACACCGCCTGCAGCCTGATCGTGATTCACAGCACCATAACTTTAATCATCAAACAATTATAAAAGGTGACATATGTCTGAAACCACCACAGTGACCCTGACTGCGAATAAAACCCCTTTAACCTTTAACGTATCTACGGATGACCAGGAGCGGCTCATTGATGAGCTGACAGCCACCAACAAGGTGCAGCCCATGAATAATTTTCTGGTGCGGACCATTGATAAAAATTGCAAGGAGAGCCTGAAGCCATTCCTTGCCCAGCCCACGGTGGTGATGCAGCTTGGGGAAAAGCTGGTGGAGAAGGTCTCCCCGGCCATTAAAATCACCGTGGGGGAGTAGAACGCATCGCGGCCGGAATCGAAGAAAACGCCCTGGCCCAGATGCGGGCGTTTTCCCATAAATGGTTTCCGGGCCGCGATGTGAACACCCGGTCCATGGCAGAGGCTTTATTTCTGGAAAATGATTTTTGGGAAAAACAGCGGGTGGCGGTGGCCAATGGCGTGGCCACGGCATTTAAATGACAGGATGATATGGCGACGAAACTTGAAAAACTGATGTTCTCTATCGACCTGCTGGACAGGGTCTCAGGCCCTGCCGGGCGGATCAAGAAAACGCTGGGCGGGGTGGCAAGCGCGGCGAATGACAGTTTTGCCAAGATCGGCGGCGGGGTGGCCGGGGTGGCTGCGGCCGGGTACACCATGCAGGCCATGGTGGCACCTGCCAATGAGTTCAACATGGCCATTGGAGAGGTCCGCAGTCTGGATGTGGCCCGGGGCAGTTTGGATGCATTGTCTGATTCCGCCGTTAAGTTCTCTATCAAGTATGGGGAATCCGCGTCTGATTTTGTTAAATCCTCCTATGATATTCAATCTGCCATTGCCGGGCTTGAGGGGGATGATCTGGCCCGGTTCACCAATGCTTCCAATGTGCTTGCCAAGGGCACCAAGGCGGATGCCGCCACCATTACCAATTACATGGGCACCATGTACGGTATTTTCAAGGGAAGTGCCGACAAGATGGGCAAGGCCGAATGGGTGGAACAGCTCACAGGTCAAACTGCCACGGCGGTTAAGATGTTTAAGACCACCGGTGCGGAGATGGCCGGGGCCTTTACATCATTGGGTGCGGAGGCCCGTTCCGCAGGTATTGCCCAGGGTGAACAGATTGCGGTCCTGGGGCAGTTACAGGCAACCATGTCCGGCTCCGAGGCCGGGACCAAATATAAGGCGTTTCTTTCCGGGGTGGCCGGGGCACAGGAGGAGTTGGGGCTTAAATTCACGGATTCTGCCGGGCAGATGCTGGGGATCACGACTATCCTGGACAAGATCAAAGGCAAGTTTGGTGAGACGTTTAATGTGGCTGAATCAGACGCCCTGAAAAAAGCCTTTGGCACGGATGAAGCCGTGGGCATGATCAAGCTTTTGATGGCCGATACCACCGGGCTCAAGAACAATATCCAGGCCATCGGCAAGGTCAAGGGACTGGAACAGGCCCAGAAGATGGCCGCCAATATGATTGACCCGTTCCAGCGATGGAACCAGGGGGTCAAGGCGGTGCGTATCGGGCTGGGACAGGCGCTTTTGCCTGTGCTTACGCCGTCCATTGAGAAGATGGCCGAGGGGGCCGGGGCCATATACAACTGGACGCAGAAGTTTCCCGGGCTTACCCGGTGGATCGGCATTGCCATTGTCGGTGTCACAGGTGTCACCGCCGGGATTGCGGCATTTGCCGCCCTTGGCGGTATCGCATCACTGGTGACCACCGGATGGAGTGTTTCCGTGGGCATTGCATCCAAGGTGATGACGGCGTTCAGGTGGGTTTTGACCCTGGCCCGGACAAGCATGCTGTTTTTAAATACGGCCATGTGGGCCAACCCTGCCGGATTGATTGTCCTTGGCGTCCTTGCCCTGACATCTGCTGTGATCGGCATCATTTATTATTGGGACGATCTTAAAGCATCATTTCTGGATTCGGCCTGGGGGCAAAAGATCGTGGAAATTTTTGATGGCATTATTGCCAAAATCACCAAATTAAGTGGTGTCTGGGATTGGATGAAAAGCAAAATGTCATGGGTGCCGGGCATTGACAGTCCGGACGTCAACAAAAATATTCCCAAGACATCCCCGTCCCTGGAAGCGTCGAGAAAATTTGCTGTCCCCCAGGGCGGGGCAAGCCAGTCCATTGCCAATGCCGTTACGGACAACAGCAGCCGGACCGAGTCAAGAACAGTGAACGTTGGGCAGGTTGTTACCAGCAGGCCCATTAATTCCCAGGAAATCGGCAATCAATTATGGATGGGGGCATGATGGCTGACGATAATGTTTATTCTGATCTGATTGTTTCCGAGGATGATCTCTCCCTGGACGTGGGCGGCAATGTGAACACCTGCACGGACCGGGATGTCATTGCCCAGGATCTGGTGCATATGATCCGGGAAAAGGGATATCTCCCGCCCCTGGTGGGGAACCGTAACCGGGACATCATTGACCAGACCATTGTCAAAATCACCCTGGCCGTGGACAACGATTACCGCATTGTGCCGGGGTCTGCCACCGTTGAGGAGACCGGCACCGGGACATTTTATCTGTATGCGGACACCATTGATTTTGATTCAGTTTACATAGAATTAGGATAGATCCAACCATGGCGGATACTGACATTTTTGAAAACATGCTTGTTGAGGCCGGGATACCGACCACGGAAAATGATATCCAGGCCCAATGGGATAGTATGGCTGCGGATGCAGAGATCCAGATTTCAAATGATTCCGATTACAGCCCGTTTTGGCGGTTGATTTCCGCCATCGTGACCACGCCTGCCAAGTGGCTTGTCAATCTGCTGATTCAGTATGTTTTGCCCAATGCATTTTTAAAATATGCGACAGGCACCTGGCTTGATCTGTTTGCCTGGGGGCGGGATCTTGAGCGCAAGTCAGCCACCGCCGTGGCAGGCAAGATCCTGTTCACCCGGGAGGAGTCTGATGGGGAGCTGGTTATTGAGGCGGGGATATTGATTGCCACGCCGGCCATTAATTCCATTGTCTATCGGGTGACGGTGTCCGGGCAGACCCTCATCCCGGATGGGACATTGACCGCAAATGTCCCTGTGATTGGTGAAGAGACCGGTTCTGCATACAATTTGGGAGCCGGGTATTATTCCGTGCTGCCCGAAGCCATCACCGGGATTGCCTCGGTTACCAACGAAAGCGGCTGGATCACAACCGAAGGGGCAGACGAAGAGAGCGACGATGAACTTCGGCTGCGTTGCCGCAATCAGTTTTCTGCCGTGGGCCAGTATCATCATGATGCAGCTTACCGGGCGGACATTTCCAGTTTTGCCGGGATCAGTACCGAGTATA